ATTTCCATCCACTCTATAGTTCACTGTATACTTACCAGTGCAATCGAAATTGGGAAAGTATTGAGATAAGGCTTGTAACCAAACTCTATCTTGCCCCCAACCGCCATGCCAAACTTGTGCTAATTTTATCGCAATTTCTGTTTTAAGGCAATAGCAATTAGTATCTATATGATTAACTCCATGGTAAGTCTGCCATTTACCAAGTGATTCACAATCATCATTGGTGATGTAGTTACCATCTTTGTCACAAATTTTTCTAAGGGAATATGTCCAATCAAGTTTCTTTTCTTTGATTGTGTTGATACATGTTTCTACGTGTTCTGGCTCCATCCAACAGTCTTGGTCCAAATATAGAACATATTCAGTATCAATCAGGTGGGTAAATGCAGCATAGACTCGGTGTCCATAGAATCCGTTGGCACCGACATTGATGGGTAGATAACATCTTTCCAAATTTTTTCTGGAAAGAAAGTCATCAGTAATGATTCTTGTTTTTGAATGGTGTTTCATACCATCAGAAACCACATAACATTTTGTTTCATAGGTTTGTTCAAGTACAGATTGAACGGCACCTTTCAACTCCGGAGCACCCGTAGTTGGTATAATCACAGTAGCAGTCATAATCAACCTCTAGTCAGTTTTAATATTTTCTCTATTTGTTTTTCAATTGCTGGTTTACGATTAGGCCAATAGATATATTCCTTATCACCTGTACTATGTAGTTTCTTTAGGAAAGGGATAATCATCTTCTCCACTTCCGCTAATCGTGTTTTATAATCATCAGCAGTCTCAGCTGTCTTGTTGATTACTGAATTGTATTCTTCTTCGGATACAGCAGAAAAACCAAAATCATCTTCCAGATCCTGGTATTCTTTCATAATTTTATCAAAGTCTGTTAATGGCATAATTATTTGTAAGAGTAGTCACACATCATACGAGTAGGATATCCATCACCACCTTGCGTATCACGTATGTTTAGTTTAAGAATGTAATGACCTGTTTCTATTTCCATGTCAATACGCTTGCCGGTACCTGATTTACCACCATAATATACATTACAAGAAGTTGGCGTTGCAGCTTCCATCATATACTTTTTGTCAATTTCATATACTTCAGTTTTACCAGTTAATTTATGAACAATAGTATAACCATGGCCAACACCTGAAATCAAAAAATTCTTTAATTCACTTTTTTGTTTTGATGACATTGTTTTCCACACATCTTCAACATAACCTTTTTTGAGATTGCCGTTATAGATATCACAAAACAAAGCATCATTGATGTTAAACATATTCAAAATTTTTAAACCATCGACATTTTTAATACGGCCAGTTTTAATTTCTTGTGGAGAAAGAACTGTACGAACACCAGAATTAAAGAATGTAACTGTACCGCCGGTTTTCAAACTTAAATAAATTTCTTTTTTACCATCACAAACCAATGTAATATCAGTAACAACTGGCCCTAAATTATTATCTTGTACTGGTATTTTAGAAGAAATTAAAACTTGTGGTGAAAATATAAATGGTCGTTTGTTATTCAATTCACCAACCATTTTAACTTCTAATTTTTTTACTTTATCTAGGTTGTGTAGTTTGACAACATCATTAACTGCTTGTGCTAATTTAGGGTCTGCAATTTTTTTACCTTGCCACCATTCTGTAATTGCCTCAGCTAACTGTCCTTCATATGCATTACCTTTGTTCTGTACACCTCGGCCACCAGATGAACCAGAACCAAATTTCATTGTAATCTTTGATACTTTGGTTTCTCTTTTTATTTTTGCAAGGTCTATATCACCTTGTAAATCCCGTGTAACATTTATTTTACTAATTGCTGAAGGGTCAACATTGATTGGCGATTCTACTTTCTTAAACTTATCCTTCAAGTAAGCGAAAACATTGATGATTTCATCTATCTTTGCTTTATCACCTTTTAGTGTTTGCTTAATCTCTGTTGCTGTCTTTGGAAAAAATGTATAGGCCATGTATAACCCTCAAAGAAAGTATTTATCTGATAATTTGGATGTCTTTTCCAGATGTCCAAATCTCAAGTTCATTCTTCAAACGGTTTTCATTGTACAGTGTTTCATACCGATTGCAAGCCTTATTACGCCACCATTCAATCAAGTTTACCACTTTGTGTTTTTCATAGTTTTCACCAGGAATAAGCACGTCCGTCTTACAGTTTACATAATCAACCATGTTCTTAAAACCATAGTCACTGATGTAATATCTTTTTTGTTCTGTCAACCCTTTAGCCTTCTCAATCGTTGCTTGGAATGTCCCGCCTTCAGGAGTACCTTTAAGTGCTGCTTTAGTGAGTGATATAATCTTCATGGAGATTTTTAGTTTCTTACTAGAAGCATCATCCTCAACCAAAGGTCCAACCTTGTCTTGGACAAAATCACGTAAATCAGAATAAGGTTTACCGTGCATCATAGGCAAGAAATCAGAATCAGTAAGACCTTTATATCTGATATATGGTTTCATACCATCATACTGTGAAACAGTCTTGGAACTTCCATAGAGACTGGTAGTTTCAAAGAGACATAGATTCATACCATACTTCTTATTCACAATCTCACGGACTTCATGTGAGGTACAGATTGCAGCCAGAAGTTTACCACCAAGGTAATTATAACCAAACGGTTGTGCAGGTACGATAACAAAACCCATCATAGCAGAATCATTGAATCGTTTACCCCATGCAGGATTCTGTGTAAACACTTGTCCAAGCATTTCATTACGGGGTTTACAGTTGATTACTGGTGAACCAAGACGGATGAATCCTACGTACTTTCCTGTGTTCTTCTCACGCACGGCCAGTTTGACATTACGACCAACTGGTGGAATGTTCACATGAGATGAAGTGATGTTAAGTAAATTGGTCCATGTTTCATTATCAATTTCAACAACCTCAAAGTCCATATCTTTTGGATGCATGGTGAAGGCCTGAAATAATTCATCTTCAATCGGAAACAAAGGATTAGATGGCAGTTCAGCCAGAGAATTCAATTTCTGGTCACGCATATATTCATCAATACGGTCAAAGTTACCAAAGTAATCTTCAAATACTTTGGCACAATGGACTGCATCATCAAATTCTAACTTCATAATTTAAATTTCTTTAACAGTTCGTTTGCTTCATCTAAGCTGGTAATTTTTGGTTCAACATCAATTGAAACAATAGATACACTAAATCCCATTTTAGATTTAGGATCATACTTTAACAATATATTATGTTTCTGAGGATCCCAACTTTTACTAAAATTGATTTTTACTTCTTTAATTTCTCTTGTGTTCATACCTTAAATCCAGTAAATTGTTTTTTCTGTGGACGTTCACGGTCACCAAATGTGTTCAATGGTTTATCTGTATGACCTGCATCAGCCAAACCTTGTTGTGCTGATTGTTCTACATCATACAACCTCATCTTTGCACGGTCAATACCCAAAGTAAATCTCTTATGAAATGTTGGATCGGCATAACGATTCTTCAATTGTTTTACCATAATCTGACCAAGTTCTTCCAGTTCTTCGGAAGAAATCAATGCGAACATCATGTCTGCGGTTGCCGGCAAACCAAAAGACTCACTTGTGTCTTCCAGTCCGGGATCGGAAGAAGTAAATCCACCTCTAGTTGTTTGTGTCGCAGAAACAATAGGTACTCCGAACTCAACGGCAAGACCTCGCAACTCCTCGGCGATGGATTTAACGTAGGTATATGAGTTGATATTGGCTCCTGCTTTGATTCGAGCAGAACAACAAATATTAAGATAATCAACGAAAATAATATCAGGAACAAAAGATTTTTTAAGGTTAAGTTCATTAAGTAATGCTCTGAAATGTGTTGTAGAAGCTGATGCAGTTGGATACTCTTTGATGATTAATTTACCAACAGTCTTTTCACGGAGTTTAGTAATCTTTTTATCATACATATCTTTTGGTAAACTCATAAGGTCGTCAATAGTCACATTCAACATATTGGCGTCAATTCGTTCAGCAATCTTTTCTTCAGCCATTTCCATAGTAATGTACAAAACATTCTTGCCTAGAACCATGGCACCAGCGGCAACATGACACATGAACAATGATTTACCAACACCAGTTCCTGCCAAAGCAATGTTCAGTGTTTTCTTAGGTAAACCACCTTTGGTTATCTGATTAAAGATATCAAGGTCAAATGGAATTCTTTCTTCTTTTCTGTGATAGAATTCATATCGTTCATCGGAGTTTTCAAGGTAATCGTGACCAACGGATGTATCAAATGTTACCGCCAATGCGTCCGATAATATTTTGGGAATCGAACCTTTGTCATTTGTTTTGTCTTTGCCATCGAGAATAGAAATAGACCCCAATACTGCATTGTATATGGCCTTCTCTTGGCAAAATTGCTCGGTTTTGTCAACAAGCCATTGAATTTTGGATTCTTCTCCTTTAGTTTTCTCAATCTCTTGTAGATAAGTTTCGCACTTCTCCACTTCATCATCTGTGAGATTTCGCCTTTCTTTGACGGCCAATGTAAGTGCTTCAACCGTTGGCGGAGAATTGTAAGATTCTGTGAATGATGTAATTTCATTAAAAAGTGTCCTGTCAGTTCTATCAGTAAAGTATTCAGGCTTTATGAATGGTAATACTTTACGTAAGTAATCATCATTATAGATTAGGTTCTTTAATATCGTCTGTTCCAGCTTCATCAATTACTTCCTGTTCAATGTTAGATGACATAATTTCTACCAATAAGTCACCAATATAATTCTTAAATGTGTCGTCTTTTTCCAGTTTTGCTGGCTTCATTACTGGTGATTCTAACACATCATAAGCAAAAAGTAAATAGACCTGGTCATTTTCTTCTTTGAACTTTACCTTACCATACTTGAAGATGGTATCTTTGTATGGTCCTTCCATAAATTTAATGTTAACTGCTGTATTGTCATCTTTTGGATAGATGTAGCAGTAATCTGTTCCTTCAATCATGCTTCTGTTCCATTCATAGTTTCAACATCAAATGTTTCATCAATGTTGCTTGTCATAATTTCTCCTGATGCCACACGGTACTTGTTCTCAATGAAATCACGGAATGATTTCTGTTTAAGAATAGGCATCCAGAAGTCTTTGGTATCGGTGTCTTTCTCACGGTAATTCTTTTCTTCAACAACACCATCAGAATCAACACGTTGGTACCAACCATTCTTTGGTTTGATTACGTGTTTAGATTCAAGAGCAAGGTCAAGTAAGCCAGACCAAGTGCTGATGCCGCCATCAAAAGATACGCTGACAGGTATTTTAGATTTTTCTTTGACATATCTACTTTTCTCTACATTAATAATGAAGTTATAACCGGTAACTTCTGTACCATCTTTTTCTTGTTGACGACCAATGATAAAGATATTATCGGCAGAGTAGTAAGAACCTGTACCACCACCAACGATATCTTTCGGGAACATACCAATCTCTTTGTATGTGTGATTGACAACAATCATTGGAATATCTTTTAATGACAGATGTGGAGTTACCATACGGAATAAACTCTTAACTTGTTTGGCACGACTCATATCAGCAACTGATTTCTCGGCCAAAGCATCTTCAACTTCTTTCTTAGATGCCAAGTTACCAATTGAA